AGGGGCAGTATCGCAGACCGCGCGGTTCGGGGCTAGGGCTACCCCGCGATCAGGCGTAGGCGATCCCAGCGACCGCCACCAACAACCAGGGTGAGCGTTCCAGCGGGCGAGTCGCCTACTCCAGTGACGTCATCAAACCACGCCGAGCGACCGCACATAGCGGGCGCTTGGATGTGCGTACGCGGGCCGTGCGTCATCAACGCCAGGTGGTGATAGTGCGCGGTGAGGAGTAGCGTTGCGTCGGCAATCGGCTTCATACCGAGAGCCTGGCCCTTCCACCAAGACTCCACCTTCGCCGTTGAATTGCCGCCGCTACGACCCAGGTGGCCGTGCGTCAGGCCGACGATCGTTCCGTGTACGTCAATGGTGATGGCCAACTCATCGCGCGGTACGACAAACGCAACGCGATCGCGCAGCGCATCGTTTGCGGCAAAGACCTCAGCGGCCTGCTCCGCAATCTCTACGTCGCCGTTATCGCTGCTGTCGGTGTACGGCTTACCTTCGGAGTTCCGATTCTCTCCGTGGTTGCCACCGACAACCACAACGCGCACCGTTGGTGCGACGGTAAGCGCAGCCTCAATCACCTTGACCAGCAATCGGCGTGCCAGGGTGCGCTGCTCGCGGGCGTTGAACTCAATGGTGAACGCCTGCGCTGGGTACCAGCCAGAGCATCCTTCAATCAAATCGCCCAAGCCCACGAGCACGATGTCGGTGAGCGGGATGCCTTGTTTGACGTACTCGCGCCAGAGCGCTGGTATCTCGTCGATCAAACGCAGAATGCGCTGCGTTGCCTCTTCGGTTCCCTCGCGGCCAATCTGCCAATCGCTCAACGCAATCACCAACGATCGGTCGCCCTCTAGCGCAGCAACGGGTCGCGGCTTTCGCTTGCGCACCTCGTCGACCAACGCAGCCAGGTCGGAGTCCACCTCTGGTCGCTTAGCACGAATCTGCGCCTTGTAATAATAGAAACGCTGAACGTTCCCCTCGCCAATGTTGGCGTCCCAGGTTCGGAATTGGATTGTGTCGTCCGCAACTTCAAAGAGCGCAGGATCAAAGCCCCACTCGGCTAGTAGCGCGTCCCATTGCGGCGACGGCTTGTTGGTTGAAATTGTGATGCCGCCTGTGCGGGTGGCTTCATCCCAGCGAACTCCAGGCTCCCAGCCGTCGGGGTGCGATCGCGTTGGCCGTCGCGCCTGCGCTACCGCAGAAGCGCGCGCAATTGCGTCGCTTATTCGTGACATAAACAGTGCCGTCGTCGGTGACGTTGGAACGTACCCTGCGCCACCTTAATGCCAAACGCCTCGGTCACGGCTTGCGAAATCACCGAAGCGGGAACTGCCTCGTCGCCAAGCACCTTGACCAGGTCCTCAGCGTCGGCCTTTGACAGTTTGGCAAGCGCAATCTTGACCCCGCACTTGGGGCCGTTACGATCGGACGTGAGCGCTTGAATGCGCTCTCCCAGCAATCCCATATGCCTCCTCCCCCAGCCCCGCTGGGTTACTTCTTTGTGCCCACCCCGAATTGCGTGTCGGTAGGCTGGAGGAATCGTACCAGGACATTCAGGGCTGCGGCGAGTCCGCCGCTTACGACGGTGCGAAGGTCCGCGCCTGTCATGTCGAGCAGGGGGGCGCCCGTGGCAAGGGCTACGGCCACTGACGTGGCAAGGAACACGCGCGCGGCCTCAAGCAGGGCCTCGTCGAGTCCCGTGTTGTCGCGTACCCACGCCAGGGCTGCGCCGATCTTGTTACCCACGCCGTGCTCCTTTGCTGCGGCCCCGACTGCGCCACTAAACGCCTCGGATGCGCGCTCGCCTACCGATTCCCAGTTCGTAGCCTCAAGGCGCTTCAGCGCCGCGTCGACCTCTGGGTTGGACGCCTTCTTAGGCGCCGCTGCGATTGTAGCGGGCGCAGGTGCCTTCTGAACAGGGGCGGCCTGTACGGGCGCCGCCTGTACAGGGGCTGCTACGGGCGCGGGGGCGGCAACTCGACCTGGGTGTGTGACGATAAGCAGCGTCTTGTAATCAGCCGTGTATCCCTTGCGAGCCTTAACCTTGCTGTTGGCAATCTGCCGCAACTCTGCTTCAAAAACTGGCACGCCGTACTTCTCAGCGGCAACCTTCTCGTCGCGCGTCGGGCAAGCCCACTGCCAGCCGTGATCTTCGCACCAGCCAGCCGAAACCATGTGGCCGTAGCCGAGTTTGATCTTCTCTGGCTTTTGTTTGCTCCACCACTTGTGCCAGCGGTCATGCCACGCGCTGATCTTCACGCCTTCTGGGTATCCTACGGGCTGCTGCACGTGGATCATCAAGGCTGCGCCAGCCTTGCCTGCCGCCATAGCGTCTTCCCAACTCTTCGCCCAGCGCGCCTTGCCGCCTAGAGCCGCAATGACCTTGACGGCTTCGGATTGGCTGCCGCCATTGTCGGACTTGCCCTGCACGTCCTTGCGACCTGTGACTTTCTTCATGACGATCACTGCCTCAGCGGCGCTGTAGTCCACGGTGTACCCAGAAGCCCAGGACACGGCTGCCGCGCATGAGGACCAGGTGCAATCGTCAAGGATCTGCTTTGCGCCCTTTAATTGCGACTCAGCGTCGGAGTACAACTGACTCTTGACGCGGTACAGGCTCACTTGACGGCCTGCTTGATAAGCACTGCGAGCGCGCGTGCGGCCTCTTCAAAGCCCAGCGCGGCGCTTACTGGGTGGCCTTCGGTTACGCCTTCGGAGTAGTCCCGACCATCATCGCCCTGCTTCCACAACGTACCGCCAAAGGCGCTGTGGTCGTCGTTTGGAACAAGAGCAACCCACTCGCCTGGAGCGGTATCAATTCTCGTCCAACCCTGGTCTGCAAGATGCGAAATGTGGTCAGCCATACCTTAACCCTTCCCCCACCTCAGTGGGCCTGTAAGCCCCCAGAGTATCAGGAGAAACAGAATGCAACCACCAACGAAATCGCGGGTCGGCCCATCGGGGAGTACGATCCAGCCCACCGTCATTCCAAGCCAGCCCCAGGCTGAAGATGAGAAATCGAGCAGCGCGTCAATCAATCGGTCTTTCACTTCTTACCCTTTACGTTGTGGTTCATAGAAGCCGCTGCGGATGCAACGGCAATAGATGCGACCTGTGAGATCACAATTGCAGGGATGATTGTAGCGGCTGCCTGTTGCTTTTCACCAGGGGTGAGTTCGGAACCCAGGTTGCCAACGAACGCAGCGGCCTCACCGATCGCTTCAACTGCGGCGTCTACCGCTTCACCAACAACCGCAACGGGATCGGGCGGTGGCGGCTCTGTCGGTGGCGGGGTCGGCTCTACGCTTGGCGGTGGTTCGGTGGGCGTTGGTGGCGGCTCTGGCGTAGGGCTAGGGGACTCCGTAGGGCTTGGCGCAGGCGGGGGTGGCGTTGGGGCGGGCGTTGGCGCTACAGACGGCTCCACGGGCCGCGTAGGGCTAGGCTCAGGGCTAGGAGTAGGGCTAGGGCTAGGTTCAGGCGAAGGAGCGACCGTAGGCTCCACGGTGATCGACGGCTCAGGCGACGGGGTTTCGGTTGGCGACGGCTCATAGGAAGGCTCCAGGCTAGGCACAGGGCTGGGCAACTCCGACGGGATTGGCGGAGGCGAAGCCACAGGCGGGTTGGGGTCGAGTACGAGATCGACGTTGGTACGCAGCGTGTAGAAGGCGCCAGCAGGGAACGGCTCCTCTGGGTGCAGGCAGCCCGTAGCGTCGCAGGGGCCGTAGCGACCAGCGCGCAAACGGTAGAAGCCAGGGGCCAACTCAATGCTAATCAGCGAGGCGTAGGAGATACCGTCGTCGTCGCTTACTGCAAGCACCAGGCCGTCAGCGGCGTACAGCCAGAGGGCGGAGTCCAGGAAGTGGCCGCCCTGGTCTGGTCGCGGGCACCACAAGACCGTCTCCTCGTCGCACAGCAAGGTGCGGGCAACAAAGGCCGTCGGCTCGGTTACCACCACAAAGAAGTCACTGGTGGTAGCAACCACGCGGTCGTACACCGCGCCTTGAGCGCGTACGGACGGGATGAGTACAAACGTGCTGGCCAGCACCAGGGTCAGCAGCAACGCGCGGCGCATTATTTACCCTGCGATTGCAGCCACGCCAAAAGCGCGCCAATACCCCCAACACCTAAGAACGCACCGATGGCCTTCAGCACTGCTAATCCACCTTTCATTTGATCAATCTCGGCTTTTAGCGCGTCGATCTTTGCGCTTTGTGCGTCCAGCCGTTCAATAATAGCGTCCGTCTGGCTGCGCGTCACCTTGCCTCCAGTTCGGCAAGGCGTGCTTCCAGGTCGTTGACTCGTACAAACAGCGCAGCAATAAGCGCTGTGGTGTCTAGCGATTCAGGTCGGCCCTCTTCGTCGTACCCGACGGCATGCGTTAGCCCAGCGGCCTCTACCTCTTCGGCAATAAAGCCCAGGCGAGTTGCTCCTGCCTCGTCGGCAATCGTGCTCTCGTAGTGGCGCGGCTTGACTCGACGCGCGGCCTCTAGCACCGCTGCGTCAGCGTCAACAATGTTGGTCTTGTATCGTGCCGAAGAGGAGTTGCGGCGCAGACTGTATGTCGTGCCAGTGCTGAGAACCCAGATCGCTGCAGACGATGTCTGTGTCGTCGTCGAGATCGCGTCACTGAATAGGCTGCCGCTGAGATACGCCACACCGTTGATGTCAAGACCGCCGCTGCCGCTCAAAGCAATCTGATTCCCGTTGTCGTAGATGTATCGGCTGGCCGTGCTGCCGTTCATCGGGTAGATGCGCTCTGCCCACAGTTGAGCGTAGTCAGTTGTGCTGCTGCCGTTAAGAATCTGCACTACGTTGGCGGCACCTGACTTGATGCCTGCAAAAAATGTTCCGTTCTTGTCTCTGAAAAGCAATCGCGGGTTGGTTCCATTGGCCACGTTTGTGTCTTGCAGGTATACGTCGCCCCCGTTTGTCTGAAGAACAAGGTCGCTTGTCGTTGTGGAGTCGGCAGCGAGAGTGCTTACCTTCAGTGTTCCAGTACCCGTACCCCCTGCCGATCCTGAGTCGATAGAAACGGTGTCGCCACTGATTGCTACAACGCCACCAAACCCGCCAAAGATACTGATCTCGCCGTTCTCTGCGTTCAAAGACGCTGCGCTGCTCAGGCCTGCTTCGTCATACTCCAGCACGAGCGAGGGCTGAGTTGCAGTAGAGGCGTCGCTCTCAATGGTGAAAGTATCAACGCCTGCTTCGTCCGTGCTGCTAATGATCCAGGGGCTATGCGTAGGGTCAGCAGCGTTTGGAAACGCCACCGAGGAGTCTCCACGGTTCAACCGAACCTCACAGATGGGTAGGGTAACCGCAGCCGCTGGCGCTGTAGAAGGGATGCTCACGGTAACCGTTACGAGCAGGAACGCAGCCGTTGCGTCTGGGGTAATCCATCCCGTGGTGAGGGACTTGTTGCTCAAGTTGGACGCGGTATCAAACCTGCTGGACGAAACGGTCAACGCGGCAAAGGCCTTGTCGGTTGAGGTAATCGACAACGTGGCTCGTACTCGTTGACGGTCACCGACGGTGCCAGTTCCCGTGATCGCATACAACTCGCCCTGGTAGGCGGTGTTGCGGTTTGCGTTACCCGCAATCGGAACGTAGCGAGTGAACGTGACGGCGTCGTTTGTAGCGGCTCCAGCCGCAGCGGTGAACGTGATGGACTGCCCAGCCGCCGTAACCGCAGTCGCCATAGCCGCCGTGACGGTTGTACCAACGGCGGCCACCGTCCAGTACGGGATCGGGTTGTCGGTGGTGATAGGGTCGAGCGCCGCGTCGGGCGGCATAGACCAGTCGCCATTAGCAACACCAGCCTGAATCTCGCGCAGGGCGGCAGGGCCAAACAAAAGAGAGGTGCTGCCCTCCGTATCGGCGGAGATCAGCGCGTCGCCACGGTCGGTGCTGATACCAGCAACCGACGCGGAGCCGTAGTCCGAACCAATCCGATCTGTCATCTCAGCCCTTCTTAGTATTCAGCCTGCCAACCTGTTGCGACAGCGCGCCCCGCCGACGTCGCTCCAGCGTCAGATCGTACTTGCGAATGAATGAGTTGTCCTCAAATCCCATCGTCACCTGCTCGATACGGTACATCCCCGACAGGCCCAGGCCCGAACTTGTGAGCCGCATAAACTGACCTGGCTCCCAGGCGGTAGCCGTACCGTAGGTGCTGACGTAACCGACGCCGAGTCCAGCCGTGATGGTGCCTGTAGTCGGGGTCACATACGTGAAGCGCGTTGCCGTAGCCGTACCTGCAACGGTGAACGTGCCGTTCAGATCGGTGTAGCCCGCTGGTCCAGAACTTAGATCAACCGTGATTGCCTGGCCGATCGTCAGACCGTGGGCTGCCACTGTGTTAAACGTGGCGGTGCTACCCGCGCGCGATACCGTACCCGCCGAAGCCACCGCGTTCTGGTAAATGCCCTGGGCGAATCCGTAGGCCTGGTTGGTGGCCGTGCCAGCGCCGCGAATAGAGCACTCGATGGTTGTCACAGGCTGATAGCGCTCGGTGAAAAACGCCTTTGCAGCGGTGGTCAACTTCGTCGTCTTGTTTTTACCGCGTACGTTTGGCGCTTCAACAAAGTCGTCCAGGCCCATAGAGCCAGTCCGAACTGGGAACCCAATTCCTGCTTGGTTGTAGGTGCGAAGGTACGGCTCGGTGTTGTTGTCAGCGTCCGCCACAGCGTTTTCGCAGAGTAGAAAGACCCGCTTGGCAATCTGGCCGTGGTCATATCCGACGCGAAGATCGCGCGGGTTAAGCGTACTCACCGTCGTGGCCCCCCCAGCAGGTGCCTCCACCTCGTCCGTGGTGAGTACAAACGGGGCGTTCGGGTACACCTGGCCCTGGTCGGTGGCGGAGAGGAACCCATAGACCAGGCGCTTGTTGCGCGGGTCGATGTAATAGCGTCGCAACTTACCGTCGGTCGCAGTGGCCAATTGCATGACCGTATCAAGCGCGCCTTTTAGCGTTCCAATGTTGATGATGATCTCGCTGTCGTCTGCATCGTTGTTAAGCACAGCGGTGTTGGAAATAGCCCCCTGGGATGTCGGGTCAAACAGCAAGGAGATCTTATCTCCAAGCCTGGTGTTGACGTAATTGGTCAGCAGGTGCTTGATCACATACTGGTCCGTCTTTCTCTTTGGATACTTGATCGTGTTGGTGACCGCTCCCTTGATCCCACCGACCGTGCCCTTTCCCTTGTAGACCGCGATGCGGTCTAGAAGTTCGGTGGCCGAGTTGCAGGTGACTTCGGCAATCGACCCCTGTCCACCGCCGTTTAACTGCGCTTGGATTTCTGCGATGTACCCAGAAAAGAGTGTGGCAGTTCCTGCGGGCAAGTCGACAAAGCGAACGATGGCGTTGTCGGGGATGGACTGGAACCAGGGAGTACCGCCTGGGGTGACTTCCTGCTCGGCGGTGAACGTTAGGGTCTGCGAGTTGCCGTCTGCCTCGGCGGTCATCTCGATGCTGTCAGGCCGAACGTAGACGGCAGTTCCCGCTGCGCCTTCCCAGGCCGCAAACCAATCAGCGGTTCCCGCGTTGGTTGTAACCAGCAATTGGAACGGTGGCGTCGGCATCAGGTAGGCCCGCCGTTGTAGCCCAGGCGCTTGTCAACGTTCTTAGCGATCTCCTTCCCGTCTAGCGTGACGTTGACGTTAGTGACAGGAGGAGGAGTTGTTCCTGGTGCCATGTATCCAGCAGCCACGGCAGGTTGCGGCGCGATTGCACCGCCGATTGCCCCAGCAGCATTGCCAACCGCACCCGCTACGCCACCGACAACGTCGCCCACGCGGGCGGCCAACCAACCAAGCGGAGAGTCCGCGATCGCCTTACCAACCGCTCCCGCTACGTTGATGATGTCGTTTAAGCGGTCAAAGAGCCAGCCGACTACCTCAATGAGTCCGTTGATGATTCCCGCAACAACTTGGAAGGCTGGCCCTAGAATTGAACCGATCACGTCCGCTACCTGCATGACGATTGGCAGAACGTTATCGATCATGAACGAAACAAGTCGGCCAATGACTGGGAGTACCTTTTCACCGACTACGTTAGCGATGGTGGTAAATACAGGCGCAAGGGTTCGGGCAATAAACGCGGCAATGTCCGCAAGCCTGGGCACAACTTCTTTGGCAAAGAACTTGACCAGTTTGATGAACGGCGGCAGCAGGTTCTTAATAACCGCACCTGCCAGTTTTAGAACCGCTGGAACGATTACCTGGAAAATAACGTTGCCGACCTCTGTAATAGCGGGCATGATTCGCTTGAACATATCAACCAGGACTGGCCCTACCTCACGAACAATCTGACTGATAGCGTCAAAGAGAATCCCAAAGAAGTCTGCCAGGGCTTTAATGGTTGGAGCAAGCATCTTGGAGATAACGTTCACAACGTTTTTGACCGCTTCAAAGAATCCTGCCTTCAACTCTTTTGTGGCTGGCATAAGAGCCTTCAGGAATTTCTCAATCCCTTTGACCCACTCGCCAAACCTGGCAACTGCCTCTTTAATGATTGGCGTGAGGTATTTGATAAGAATCTGTGCAACCTCAAACACAACCTTTAAGGTTTCTGCCAAGACCTCGTTTAGAATTTCCATCACGGGGAGTAAAATTGCGCTGATTTGTTTTTGGAACAAGTCCCAGATTGGGATGAGATACTTCTGCACAATATCGGCAACTCGCTGAAGCCCACCGATAAGGCCAGCAATCTTGTCGCCAATCAACTTTCCAATAGAATCAATCAGGGCCTTGTTGGAAGTAATCCAGTCACGAACCTTCTCGGCTACGGTGACGATCACTGGGAGAATCTTATCCCTGAACACGACTAGGGCGTTGTTAAGGATTGGCAGCAGCGCGTATCCGATAGACTCTTTCAGTTCGTCGATAACGATGCCTAGAATCTTCATCTGTACGGCAGTGGTCTTAGACATCTTTTCCGCAACGCCCGTGTACTTCTTGCTCACCGCCTCCAGGACCGCCATACCCTTCGCGCCCTTTGGCAACTCAACGCCCATCATCTTCAGGCCGCGTAGGTTACCCATGAACCCGCGACCAACAAGCGACGTGGCCTCGGCAAGAGAGATGCCCTTTGCCGCCGCTACCTCTGCGGCGACTGCGCTGATCTTTTGTGCCTCAGAGAACTTCTTGGTGAACTGAGTGGCCGTCTGAATGGACTGCCGAACGTCGTCGTCGCTGAATCCCAGTTTCTGGTTGGCAAGGATCATCTTCTCAACAGCGGCCAGGTTTTTAGTCGTCGCAAGACCTCGCGCTTTCAGAACCGCAACCATGCGGGTCTGTGCGGCTTCGTCTGCTACGGCCTGCTTGATCATTTGTAGCCCCGCTCGGACTGCGTCACGCATGGCACCGACAAGCGCAAACACGGCCTTAGTCGCTACGTTGCCAAAGAATGTGCCGATAGCCGTACCCACCGCAATCGACCGCGTAGAGAGGCCCTGGAGGCTCTTGTTGACCCCGTCAATAGCACCGCTCGCAGCGTTGCGGGCGGTGATCGTAAAGTTAACTGCTGCCTGGTCGCCCGCCATTAGTCTGCCGCCTTTCGTTGCTGTCCACGGGCCTTATAAAAGGCATTGAGTCCAGCGATCTTATTCCTGAACCCCTCGTCGTTGATGAGTTTGGTAATCGTAGCCGTGAAGGCGTCCTTTGCCAATGCGATGTTGGCCGTAGCGGCCTCCATCACAAAGTTGTTGGTGCGCTTGACCTGCTGGTTGGCAACCGAAGCGAACACTCCGTGGGTGGTTCCTAGCGCCCGCTTGAGTGCCCCCGATGCCAGGTCGCGTTGCGTGTCCTGTACGTCCTGCACAAATAGTCGCATCTTGCCAGCGCGATAGTAGGAGTCGGCAATGGCCGCAGCCTCGTGCCGCGCCTCCTTCCTGCTCATGGTTGGGTTGGCCTTTCTCACGTTGCGTTCCAGGTGCGCCATGCCGACAACCGTTTGCGAGTATTCGCGGTTGGCGCGCCTGCTTACTCGCGCCATGCGAGATTTGGCCTTGCCGCGAACGGACGCTTCCTGCTTGTGGGGCTTCGTCCCAAAGACGATCCAGTCCGCATAGAACGCCTTCTTAGGGCCACGCTGCGGCCCGATAATCGCCCCAGGCTTGTTGTACTTGGATCGGCGTGCCTTGATCTGCTTCTTGAGGAACCCTGGGTGCGCGCTGTCGGAGTCACCCTGCGGTGCCGCAGCCGTAACGGCGTCGTCCAGGGCGCGGGCAGCGTTGAGGGTTGCTAGGGCCTCCCAGCGGGTAAGGTTGCGATCGTTGAAGCCGTCGGCCAGGGCCTTGCGAAGTCGGGCGATCTCAGGCTGCACCGACTTCTGAATCTCAATCTCGATACCCTTAGCCATGCGCATCCTTTCTCGGCGGTGTGAGGTCGGCCATCATCTGAAACCAACGCAGCACCGTATCGGCTGGTTCGTCTCCGATTGTACTCGGTAGAACCCCGAACTCCCGCGCTAGAAGGTACGCCATCAATTCGTACGGCGGAGCAGAGGGTTGGCCGATCGCCATCCTCTTTGCTGCTACTCGCAGCGCGGTGTCTATTTTCCCAGTTCAGCGCCCCATACCTGCATGGCCAACTCGACCATCTTCCAGGGGTCGACCTCGGCCAGCGACGCAGGCGTCTGCCCGTCGGTGTCGGTGAAGTTGTGCTCGATCACGATGCGCTCAAAGGCGGCCAACTGCCGCTCAAACTCACCGCTCTGCAACTCGGTCAGGATACGCGCAGGGAAATCCAGCCGCGCTACGGCGTAGAACCCCTCATACGGAGCGGGTAGATCGATTCGGAGCGTGCGCGGTTGCGGCTTTACTGGTGCGGCCATATGACCTCCTCCTTGATTACTTTACGGCAGCAACGCCAGGCTATTCTTAACCTGTAGCGTGACGCTTTGTGCCGACGTTTCGTCGTACGCCAACTCAAGCGATACCTGATACGTGGTCAGGCCATCCTTGTCGCCGTTGATAACGTCAATCTTGGTCGGTACCGCGCAGACGAGTACGTCGGCCTCGTGCTTCGTTGCCTGGGTATCTTCCCAGTGGAAGCGCCAGAAGGTCTTGGAGCCGAGGCTGGCGTACAGCACGCTGATCGCCGCTGGGTTAGAGGCAATCGTGATGTTGAGCGCGCCAGCGATCGGCCCACCAAACTGGTTAAAGTCGGTCAACTGCAACGAACCCGACTGGGCATTGATCGGCGTGATGCCGCTGGAGATGTCCAACTTCCAATCAAAAAGCGTGCTGAAGGTTGTGCCACCTGCGGTACCTGCGCTCAGGAACGCGGTGCCGTAGGCAGCGGTCCACAAGCGGCCTGGCATGAGGCGCTGCGGGGTTGTCGGTAGGGACTCGGTTGAGGCTACGCAGGTGCCAGCGCTCTTGGCAAAGCACGAAAGGCTGACTTGCGTTACGCCATCCGACGAAGCGCCAATGGAGAACGACTGCGGCAGGATGCCGCGTACCCACCAGGATTGATTGCCGTCACCGACAATGGCCTGATACGACACAGGCGCTACCGCCGCCGAGGTCATACCGACAGCGGTGGTCCAGGTGTACGGGGCTGCGGTGCCCGCAGGCGTGCCGCCCGTGCTCGGTGCCTGGATCATAGAAGTCCAGACGGCCAACTCGTCGGTGGTAACCGCAGGCGCGTCAATGTTGATGGTTGGATTCTCAGAGGTCTGCGTAACGCGGCTCGCTAGGAGCGGGTTGCGCACGCCAATAGATCGGTCGGCGCCCGTATCAAAGGTGCGGCCCAGGTCGAGTACACCGACAGGCGTTACCTGTACGCGGCGACCGCCAGAGGCGCTGAAGGCAGCGGTGCCGTAGGCAGCGGTGGCTGAAGTCCAAGCCGTACCTGCACCTGCGTACTCAGCCTGCACTGCGAGTTTCGTGAAGACGACTGCGCCGTTTGCCACTTTGATCTCCTTCTTAGTGAGGCGCTATGCCCGCCTCGGTTGGTTGAGTGTATCGCATCCGCAGCCGCGCGCAAGAGCCATGTCGGTGGGCCACCGACATGGCGACCCTCGGCGCTTACGGCGCATGTCGGTGGGGCTACTAGGCGTCGACCCTGGGGTTCTTGTCGATGCCGTACCAGATAGCGTGCATGTAGCAGAGCCAGGTTGGGTTGTCGCGTTTGCGTCCGTAGACGTTCCAGCGCCCATCCGCTGCCGCCTGGCATCGGGTCTTATCTCGGTGGCGCAGTTGGCACTGCTTTCCAATCGGTGCTGGCTTGCCCTGTACGTTCATGTGCTCCTCCTTCGCGGTCGGTGCCGAGTAGCACCTCCTCTACCGCTGCCAGGAGTATAGCCCATCTGTGCGATACAATCCAGTTCCTACCTGCGGCTCGCCTTCCCCTGTGCCCTTCTAGCAGCCCGATTTGCGGGCCGTAGGGCCTCGTTTGTAGCGCCACCGACCTCCGACGCTAGGCGTGCAAGGATCGGTCGCCAGTGGGCCGCGTAGACCGTAGCCGTATCGTAGCCCTGGGCAAACTCAACGGCCTGGCGCTTCAGGTCGGCGTCGCCCTTTGCGGCGTACGACGACTCAAGCGCGGCAACGATCGAGTCGACGTTTGGCACCTTCCACCAACCGCCCTGCTGCTCATCCCATTCGGGCTGGCCTTCAACGACCCAGCCAGCGCCAGTCAGTTCGGGCTGCGCAGTCCACGCCGTTGTGATGACGGGAACGCCGCAGGCCTGGGCCTCCACAACTGGGATGCCGAAACCCTCGCCGCGTGAGGTAGCGAGAAACACGTCGGCGGCTGAGTACAACTGCACCAGCACCTCTTGTGGGATGCCGTTCTTGTAGGCGTACTGCGGCACGATCTTGACGCGGTCCATTGGCGCGTTGATAGCCTCTAGGAAGCGGTCGATCTTGCAGCCGTTCGCAATGCCCGTCACCTCGGTGTGCAGGTACAGGTAGGCGTCGGGATGCTTGTCGGCAAAGGTCCGCCAGGCGAGAAGCATTTCAGGCCAGCACTTGCGGATCGGTACGTTTCCCTTGTTGGCCGCGTTGATCATCGTGAGGTGCGCATCTTCAGGAATACCCATCTGCTTTCGGGCGTCGGACTCGGTCGGCTTGAACACCTGCGTGTTGATTGAGTGCGGCGCGTAGAACACGCGCTCGCGCGGTACGCCAGCCTTGAGCAACTGGTCCTCACCGAACCGACTCATGGCGATCGCGTAGCGGCGCCCCTGGCGCTCGGTGAACCAGGCGAGTACGGGAGCGGTGATCGGTTGGTGGTCGATTGGAACCCAGGCGGCTACGTTGAGCAGGTCCCAGGCTGGCCCCTTAAAACTCCACACGTCGTACAGCGAGATCGTCCAACCGAGCGAGTTTCCCTGCGTCCAATCCGCAGCCTGGTAGGGAGCCGTGTCGTTGCTAAACGGATCGAGGCCGTGCGGGAAGTGTGGAATGCCCTGCCAATCGAGCACCGAACCAGCGACGCCGTAATTGGCCATCACGGCTACGTCGTGGCCGTCGGCTTTCAACCTCGGTGCAAGTTCCCCAGTCTGCTGGCCGTATCCCGTGGGCGTCCAGGCCGCATTGCTAATCCACGCGATCTTCATCGCTACCTCCTCCTCGGCAGTTGCCGACTATGCGACGGAGTTTACAGGGTCCAGTTTTGTGACCTCTACCGTCGCCTCTACCGTAACGAAATCGTCGCCGCCATAGGAGTCCGATCCAATGTCGGTGCCGCTTACCGTTGCTGAATCTACCAGACCGCCCAGGGTCACCGACGAAACGAGAAAGTCCCGCATGGCCGTGCGATAGGCGTGAAGCGCGGCAAAGCGGCGCGCGTAGTCCGTCTGCGACCCCAGGAAGAGGCGAACGGTAAAGCGAAGCGTGATCATTCGGTTGCCGCCCCCTGATCCGTACGACACCGAGTCGGGGCCTGGAAGGACGAAGGCGTAGGGGAGCGTTGGTAGGTTCTCGCTCGGTGTAGCCGTAGCGCCGCGAATCGGTGCGTAGGTGGCGCCCACGGTCATAAGCGCAGCCTTTGTCGCAATAGCCTGGGCGATTTGCAGGTCGCTGATCGCCATTAGATTGCGGTCGGTCGCTTGAGGCGGTAGCGCGCCAGGGTTTCACGGTCGCGTGCCGATACCGATCGGGAGATCGTTGGGCCGCCGTACTCCATCCCACCGACCTGGTCGGTCTGACCCGCTTGCCGCGCGTACCAGGAGCGCACTGCCATCACCTCGGCCACCTCGTGGATGTCGTCAGGTACGGCGGGAAAGCCCCAGGTGGCCGTGATACGGACGGTGTTAAATCCCTCATAGAAGATCGGCGCGTAATTGCCCGCGCTCGGAATATTGGTCATCAGAATCTCCGTGTGCGGGAACTCAGGGTCCTTCTCCTGGTCGGTGGGCCGTAAGAAGAAGTCGGTGGACGGAACGGTGTTGTAGGGGCCGCCCGTGTAGGTGGAGATCTCTAGCAGGGTGACGTTGCGCACTCCGCGCGGCACTGGAAAGAGGCGCGGCGTGATGCGGTCGTACCCGTCAAAGGAGTATGTGTGGGTGCCAATTGGCGCCAGGACGCGGCCCGTGTAGGCCTCGATGTACGCATCGACCTGGTCGCAGATGCTGGTGAGCATCGTAACGTCGGCGGTTCCATAGGAGCCAGCAATCCATCCAAGTCGATTTTGAACGGAGGCAAGGACGGCGTAGGTGCCCTGTGCTGTTCGTGCCATGCGTACTCCCCTCTTAGTGGTGCGCCCCCCACCCCACCATAGGGGTGAGGGGCGCGGTTGCTCTAACGAGCGACTCGGCTATTAGCCGCGAACGCCGTTGATGACCTCGACTGCGGTTGGCTGAATCACAGCCAGGGCGGAACGCGCAATTGCGCGGTACGCACTCTGGTCGGTGGCAAAGCCTACCTGGTCGCTGAAGGCCAACTCGATGCCCTGGCGCTCCAGGATCACGATCTTGGACGCGTCACCGATGTACAGGTTGGAGCAGTCGGTTGACGTGCCCACCGTGTTAGCGATGCCGATCTGCGAGGTCAGGTACACAGGAATCCCCATGACCATTGCGCGCGGGCCGTTTGCGTTCCCTGGAATCTGTCCACCGAACAGCGCAGGAGCGTTGTAGCCCTGCGAGGTCGAGAGGATGTAATTGCCAGTGGTGTCCTTGATCTTTGCGAGCGAGTTCAACGTTCGTGGGTGGCAGATGATAAATCCGCTGCCCTGCTGCGGTTCAACATTGTTGACTCGCAGGTTGTAAATCGCGTCGTAAAGGTTATCGAAATTCAGCGTGCCGCCGTTCGTGCCGTTGGCAACCGTGCCAGGAACTGGTCCTGCCGTGGTGCCGCTGTACGAAGCGAGGCCCGTGATGAAGTTACCAGTGCCAGCGCCTTCCAGGTACTGCTGATCCTGATAAAGCGCAACGTCACGAAGAAGCGTCGTCGTGATGAACTGCGCCCAGGCTGGGTCCGCATCGGCCAGCAATTCGTTGCTGAAGACACGATACCCATACTGCTTCTTAAGGGTGATCGATTGCTGGGCAAATGTCACGTCCTGATTGGTAAGTGACCCTGCTTCAGCGGTCGACGCTGCACCCGCGCGAACAGACTCGCGTGGGAGATAGACGGTCGTTCCCGTCTTGACTGGCATAACTGATACGCCAGGAAGATTGCGAACCACGATTCCTGGAACCAGCGCGTAAGCGAAGGCCTCCTGGAGATACTGTGGTGGAACGAGCGCGCCACCAGCACCCGTGGTGCCTTCAGCGTTGGCCTTGATTGCGGTGTGCACCAAATCGGCATGCTTGGACTCGCCCATAGCCTCAAAGACCTGAGCGGCTTCCTGCATGTTCTTTGGCCAAACGACTGAGCGGGACGAAGGTGCTTCCTCGCCGCCTGCGTACCCGAAGAGGGCCGCTGCGGTCTGGGTGAAGTCCTTCTCGTACTCGTCCGTCTTGCCGTTGAACCCGCCACGGAAGGCGGCCTTCATTGCTGCGCCGACCTTCGGCATTCCATAGGAGCGCTTAGTGATGTTGAACGCCTTCGGTGCCGATGGGCGGGACTCTTCGTCCACAGTGTTGACTGCCTTAATAGCGTCAGCAACTGCGTCGGATACAAGACCCTTCACGTCGTCAGCCGAAAGAAACTTCTCTGCCATCAGATTTCTCTCTTTCTATTTGCGGTCGCGGATGCGACCGATTGCTACCAGCGTCTGCTTGCGGATTTCCGCCTTCAGCGCTGCTTTGACCGCCGCCAGGTCTTCCTCTGCTCGACTGCGCTTTCCCGCCAGGATGGCGAGGCTGGCCACAGGCGACGCTAGAAGCGTCTCCGTTTCGGTTTCATCTTCAACCTCGTCCGTAGGCGAGGTGCCTTCAAGATAGGTGGCAAGTTCCCCTGCCAACTTCTCCAGTGCATCTTGACTCTCCGTGAGGCAATTGACAATCACCTCGTTGTTTTCGTCGGTGGCCTTTGCCAGCGCCTCGGCAATCTCGCCCAGGGTGTATTCGGTGGACTCAACCAACTTGGCGATCGACTGCTCTAGGGTATCGCTCTCCTCGTTGGCCTCTTCCTCTGGCTCGCCCTCCTCGGCGTCCTCGTTTAAGAAGTCAGCCTTCAGGGATTTCTTTGGCAAGTTCCTGAAATGCGTGCGGGCGCTTTCACGAATGTCCTTGAACCGACCCAGGTTGTCAGGGTTGACCACGTCATCAAGCCCGAAGGTTGCAGCGGTCCTGTCGTACAGGAAGTCTAAGGCGTCGGTCAACTCCTTTGCCTCATCGTTTCGGCTGGCCCGCGACGATGCCCGCATAAGATTAGAAAGCGCCGCACCAACATTTCCCTCTTTAAGTTGATCCATGGCCACGGTAATGCTGCTGGTCAAGGCAGACTTTTCGTCGTTGGCAAAACGAATATCGTCATCGTCGGTGGCGTCAATTGGCTTGATGTGCTCCTGAATCTTCGCAAGCGACTCCTTTGCATACTCTTTGGCTTCTGCCATCGCCTTTGGCGGATACCCAGACGGATCAAAGGTACGACCGCGCCACGGAAGGGAGCGATTACCGTTTCCACGTGCTGCCAATGGTGGCCCCGTCCTCTCAGGGAGTTTTGGCTCTCGTGAGATTGATGGCCTGTCGCTTCTGTCAGAACCGCCGTCGCCAGCACCGTCGCGGTTCCCGTGCTCGGCTTGGTCGTGGTCCCCGTGCTTGCGGGACCTGGACTTTGTCTTCATGTAATCCTCGACCGCTTGCTGGTCCTCGTCATCCACCAAAAAACGCAGAAAGCCTTTG